TCAGTTCACCCGAAAAGCATGCGTTCTCCGCCATCGGGAGCTTTCCCATAAAAGGAAACGGCCAGATGTATCAGATCCGGCCGCTTCAAGCTTAGCGCTGTATTGCAACTCCAAACTTACGCCGAATAACGGCGTCTTGCGTTTTCTACTTAAGAAATCATTAGTCGTAAAGCGATTTCTGCCAACTTTCCGCCAGAAATCGATCTTTTTTTCGAATTCGTAAGAAAAGGTTATTCACACCTTAGGTCCGGGTAGGGGATATCCCGGAATTGTTTATACTTTTTCGCATTACTGATGGATACGTGGCTTCGTGAACGGATTCGCGAACGCTTTCCAGAAGCGGAAGCATTAGCTTTCAGCCGATTGTACGGCAGAGGCACTGTTCTTTTCGATCGGAAGCACAAGCCACGATATCCAGAAGACCTCATCGCGGCAGTTATTCACATCGCTCAAAGCTGGGCGTTCGAAGCAGGATTGCGCCTTAAACTGATTGCCCCGGAAAAGCGCATTATGGCCAGATATTTCGTCCTAGAAAAAATGCTCGCATGGCTGGTTTCGGTGGTGCTGTTGCTTTCGTGCCTGTACGACGCGATCCAATAGCGTCAAGATTTCTTTCTCGAAGGCGATTCTGTTCGCAGCTCCAGGGCAAAACCGTTCGCAGGGAAAAACAGCAAATTCTCTGTGCAAAGATCAAAGCGCTCAAAAGAGCTGAAATATGACATCCGATACTTTACTCAGTCCGCTTGATCGACGGAAGACTCTGTCGGTTGCCGAGGTTGCTGAGGCACTAGGATTTGATAAACAAACGGTTCGTCGCGATGCCAGAACGGGCGCGATCCCAGGTGGATTCCAACGCAAACCCTGGGGCCAGTGGCGATTTAAGCGCGATATCCTGGAAGACTGGTGGGCTAAGCAGGGGCTTAAAGGAGGTAAGCGTTTATGATACTTTGCGCCGAACCCGTGGTGGTGCCTTGGGCAGTGGCGGCAATTCTGCCGGGAGCGGTTCCGGGGGCAACTGGCCGCGTTGCAGGTAGAGGTAGTTGGTGGCCAGCCAGCAGACGAACTGGCTCCGGTTCATGCCGCGGTGGGCGGCGGCCTGGTTCAGCGGAGCTTCCAGCTCGACCGGGACCGAGATCGACAGGCTTACCGTGCGCCGGACTTGGCCGGCGTGGTGTTTGGGCAGCTTTTTAGTCATAGAGCGAAAAATAATATTCCATAATATTCGGCTATTAAATGAAAAAACGAAAGACAAAAAGCATTTCGATCACCGTGCCGATCGGCTGGAAAGAGCGAATTGACCGGCAAGCGGCATCAGAAGGACGCACTCGGTCAAGCCACATTACGTGGTTGGTCCGACGTTATCTCACGGTTGTCAGTTTAAATTCATAAAAAACTTAAGTTGACTCCGTACGATCCGATGTTATGGAGTAATATGGACAACAATCCCGGAAATCACCATACAATCTCTTATCAAATCGTTCCAGGCACCTTTTACGGGAGCGAGGTTCACTGGATTTATGAATCGCACGACGGCGCTTTCCAAAAGCATTGGGGCCCTTACTGGTCGCCCGAAAGCGCTCAAGCCCAGATCCAAGCCTGGACCAATTGGATAAAGTAACCATGAACAACGACAACCAAACTACGCTTGAACCAGCGCCAGAGGTCAACCCGTTTGTCGAGCGGGCGGCGAGCGAGGCGGCTAAGCCGAAGAAAGCCAGCGTACTTTCGCTGATCACGAAGCAGAGACGGCGTCGGCCGTTCTTTGGTGTGCTGTACGGACCGCCTGGGGTTGGCAAATCGACGTTTGCTAGCGAAGCCCCTAACCCGATCTTTATCCCATGTGAGCGTGGGTTAGATCAGATCACAGTAGCTAAATTTCCGACCCCGAAAACGCTTGCCGAGTTTGGCAGTTATTTGAAGGCAGTTCAGGAGGAAGAGAACGATTACCAGACGCTGGTGATTGATACGGCGGATGCCTTGGAACTTTTAATTGCCGATGCGGTGTGTAAGGAAGGTAAAGTCGAGTCGTTGGAGGAATACGGCGGCGGCTGGCAGAAAGGAAATTTGCGCTGTAGAGAATATTGGAATCGGCTTTTAGCGCGTTTAACCGTGATCAGCGAGACCCGTACCGTGTTGCTAATCGGGCACGCTCATTTGCGCGCAGTCAATGACCCAATGTTGGCGACCGCTTACGATGTCTGGGAAATGAAAATCCAGGCGAAATCAGCGGAAATGATCCGCCAATCAGTTGATTTGATTCTCTTCGCCCGGATGACAACCACCGTGGCCAAGGATACGCCAAAGGCGAAGAAAGGCCGTGGGCTAGTCTCTGGCGATCGAGAAATGTACACTCAGCCAACGAGCGGGGTAGAAAGCAAGAACCGGTACGAGCTTGAGAGCCCGATGGAATTCAGTTGGGCCGCCCTGGAGGCTGGAATCGAGAAATTCTATTCATGAGCATATACAAATATAAAGGTGCACCGGAGGCTCGGGTGTTCGGGGCGTTGCCGGAAGGCGATTACCAATTCGTGGTATCCGAATGCGGGGAGCCTTACGAAAAGGATAGCGGCAACATTGTCTTAGGCGTCAAGCTAACCATTCTGCCACAGGGTGTTCCGGTATTCGCGAATCCCTGGTGCGGGACGGATAAGAACGGCGAGGACCGGGACGGCATTGCCGAATTTCTGTTAGCGATTAATCGGACACCGAAGGTTGGTGACGAACCAGATTGGAATCGGATAGTCGGGGCTAAAGGTAAATGCCGGATCAAAGTCGAGATTGCCAAAATGGGAACGCTGGCCGGCAAAGAGGTGAACAAGGTTGCTTGGTTCATGCGGCCTAAACAGGTTGGTCCTGCGGCAGAAGCGCCGCGGCAGAGCTTTACTGAAAGTGAGATCAAGGCCAGCCAGGCGGCAATTGGCAAGACGCTGACCGGTAAAGATCCCGATCTGGATGTCGAACCAGACGATATACCCTTCTAAAGCGATGCTCTTCAACCTAACAATTCTTATCTTATTTTCGATCTTCTATTGGTGGGCTTGGTTCACCAAATAAAATCATGACTGAATCACCAGACGAACGACTGGGCCTGCCGAGCGCATCAGCCTGGCACCGGTATGAACTATGCGCGGGTTCCTGGCAGCTTGAGGGCGAGGCTAAGGCTTTGGGCCAATCGGCGCACGTGAGTTCGCCTGCAGCTATACGCGGTAAGTTGGTCCACAAATGGCTGGCCGGCGAAGTCGACGAGGACGGCACCGAAATCAAGCTTGATGAGTCCGAGCAACAGACTGCCGATTTTCTGCAGGAGCGGGCCCAATCACAAATAAGCAGAATTTTCGGGGACGAGCCGACTTTAGAGGTTAATGAACGTAGGTTATGGCTCACCGTCAACGGTCAGAAGCTGGCCAGCGGCCGATTTGATCGGTGCGTCTATACGCCTACCGTCGCGCTGGTGCAGGATTTTAAAACGGGGTGGCGGGAGCCAGTTGAAGCCGAGCAAAACGCCCAAATGAAAATGTTGGCGGTCCTGGTAGCGTTGCACCTGCCCAGCATGTTGCGCGAGGTCATTGTCCAGATCGTTTCTGGGCCCTACGGCGTCACGGAAGCTAGATATGACCTGGCTGCGCTGGCCAAGGCCTATAACGAGATCCTGGCGACGTTGCGAGCTATCCAGGACCCGATGGCACCGCTATCCCCAAGCCCGGAAGCCTGTCGTTACTGCCCTGCGATCAATATCTGCCAAGCGGTCAAGAACTTGATTGTCCCAGTAGCCAAGACGCAGGTCTCAGCGCTGCCTGATGGCGCGCGGGGTGCCAAGCTGCTCGATGAAGTCGAACTGCTTCAGGAGCACTTGGATTCAATCCGGGAGCATTATGCTCAACGATTGACCGCCGATCCGGCCTACGATCTGCCGGGATGGGCGCTTATACCGAATGCGCCACGGCGGGAAATCGTGGATGTCGAGACAGCAAAGCGTCGATTAGCAGAGTTCCTGGATCCTGGTGAATTGAATGCAGCAATTGATCTCAAGATTGGCCAGGTAGAAAAGCTATTCGGGAAAAAAGTTGGACTGAAAGGCAAAGACCTGCGCGAAAAGTTTAATGCGATTATGGAAGGTGTAGTGGTCGAAAAAATGCCGAATCCAAGTCTTAAGCGGGTGAGTAAACGTGCGCTAGTTGAAATTACTTTGCCATGATGATTTTGCAGATTCCCACACTAAGCGCATAGCCGGATCGTCGGGGATGTACCGTTAAGGAAGGCCACCAATGAGTAAAGAAGAGCTGTTCGAGAAGGCGGCCGGTGATCTGGCAACCGAGTTGGCCACGATGCACGGCACTCTGTACAATCTTATCCTGGCCTTGCGCAACACGAAACCGACGCCCGCCCAAAGGGTTTTGATCGAGGCGGCCTCCTCCGAGCTGAGGCATAGCCAGGACCGCTTTTTTGCCAAGTACGCCGACATGGTCGGTGGCGCGGCACCGGAGAATAACTAGCCATGAGCGAACGCTTCGTTAGTATGGATGACATGATCGGCTGCGCCAAGCGCGAGCTGCTTATGCGCAAACGGGTGTATCCGCGGTGGGTGGCCGATGATCGGATGACTCAGGACAAGGCCGATAAGGAAATCGCGTTCATGGCGGCCATCCTCGAGCACCTGCTTAAAGCCGCCGGGCGCAGGGAGGAGAATCTTCTCTAATGGGCACCGATCCAGCCAGCCTCTCTAAAGAGCAGCTCGAGCGCATGGCCCCGGCCGATCGCCAGATTGTGGCGGCTTCGATCGGCCACCCGAACGCCGGGCTAACCACTGAAGAGGCGTTAGCCAAGCATTGGCACCGCCTTGAACGCGACGAACAGAAAACGCTGGTGAGCTGGCTTATGCTGCAGGAGGAAGCCGGCAAGCTGACCTTCGACTGGTCCCGGACCGATCGCAAAACCACCAACCGCAAAGGAATGCCGGATTTCCGGATTTATCGGGATGGCCGGATGCTGCTGGGTGAAATGAAAATGGACGGCGCCAAGCTCTCGCCGGAGCAGATCGAAATGCGAGAAAAGTTTCTGCGCACCGGTACCGAGGTGCAACTCTGGTCTAGCGCCGAGGTCGGGATCCGGGCAACCCGGAACTGGCTCTGGACGCATTGGCGACTGTGGAATGATGGACCGACCGAATAAGATTCAATCTACAAGTATGAGCGAAGATCAAACTGAGAAGTTGGCAGCCTGGATGATTGCGAACAGTTTTGCCACCGGGCACGGTGATAGCTTTGACGACCTTTTAAACGAACTCTCTTGGCAGATCGACGAACTGCGAAAGGCGGCCCAATAATGGCAGACACTAAAAGCGCGGTGTTTACGCCCGAGGAACTCGATTATGTCTGTTGCGCGCTGATCAAATATCAGACTGACCTGCGCGCCAGAACCAAGCTGATGGAGCGGTTCGCTACGCCCGAGCACCTGGCCAATCACCAGGCCAAGATCGCGCTGGGCGAAAAGCTTTTGGAGGATTTGTCTTGAACGCCGAGATCGGGCTCAGTGATCTGCTGTTGATCGGCTTAGGCGTCGGTATTTTGTTTTGCTGTGCGGCGCTGGTCTACTTTGTCTGTTGCTGGCTGGGTCTGTATCGATCGCAAGGCCGGAAGCAGCTGCCGCAAGTCGAGCGCGATCACACCGGCCGGCCTTTGAAAGAACGTGTCTAGATGGCGAAAATGCAGCGTGGCCGGCTGCGTGCGCCCGATGAAAGCGCGCGGGCTTTGTGACGCCCATTACAACCGGCTGCATCGCGCCGGACTCAAACCCGAGCGGCCGGTCCGCTCGCTGGCCCCTCGAGCCAAAAAAAAGCCCGCTGCCACCGGAGCAACGGGCCAATGAGTTTTAACGATTACTGCTCCGATACTCGCCCAATCCCGGCACAGGCACAAGCCAAATCACCTCTTTCCCGTGCCTACGCGCCCGTTACAGCGCGTTTTAGCCTAAAGACGGGTCGATATAGCGGATCGGGCATCCCGAAGGCTTAAATTGGCTCTTTTGGCATTGCGTCCTATGGAATAACAAGAATATGGTCAGTGACTCTGGGAAAGTTCTACCATCAGCACGGAGGATACAGATGGACTCTTTCGCGTTCGCCCCGGAAATCGAACAAGCCCTGGTCAGCCTTTGCTTTTATAACCCGGACCGGATCGGCGTCGTCTACCGCGAACTTGATCCAGACGTCCACTTCACCCAACCCCATCTGCGCCAAATTCTCTCGGCCATCGACCTGGCATACCGCGAGCTGGGCGACCATGATTTTGCCAGCGTGGTCACAGTCCTGCGTGAGCAAGGCCAACTGGAAGCTTGCGGCGGCGCGGCGGGCGTTAATCAGGTCTTCGAGGAATACCGCTATGGCTGCTCAAGCCCGGAGGCCGAGCAGGAAATTTTCTCCCACTACATCGAGATGCTCAAAGCCTATGCGCTTGGCAGAGAAACCAATCAGCCCGTCTACCGATTTAACCGCGGCGATATCCGCCTGGTTCCCAATAAAACCAAGCACTCCGAGTCCGCTCCGGATTATGTCGGCGAAGGCAAGATCGCCGGCCGTGCCTACCGTGTCGCCGAATGGGTCAATTCAGGCGGCCACTTTCTTTCCCTGATCCCCAAATGAGTTTTTATCTGATGCCTGCTTTTACCCAAAACCCCGAAAGGTTCGTTGGCCTCTCTTCCCCCAACACCAACGGCCAGGACCAGTACAGTTTTCCCCCGGTCATCGACGGCAACACCATCAGCCGCGCAAACATAATCCTCCCGGAACCGATCGTTGCCGGCATCTTATCCCTGACCGAAAAACTCGAGCTGGCCGGCGGATCCAAAAGCTTTAAAACCTGGTCCCTCATCGATATGGGGCTCTCGGTCTCAAACGGTGCCGGATGGTGGGGGCGCCAGACCTTCCAAACTCATGTGGTCTACCTCAACATGGAGCTTTCAAAACCCTACTTCGAACAACGCCTGGTCGAAGTCGCCGAGGCCCGAGACCTCCCTATCCCTTCGGCTTTCCATGTCATTCACCTGCGCGGAGCCAAACTCCATGAACCCCTGCGCTGGGAAGCATTTTTGAAATATCTCGAAAGCCTCCTGGATCGGTTCCCGTGCCCCTTGGTTATCTCCGATCCGATCTATAAGATGCTCGGCGGTAAAAGCGAGAATTCAGCCGGCGACATCAATGTCATGATGGATCAACTCGAAGACCTGATCCAGCGCACCCAGGGCGCCAACGCATTCGGGCACCATTTCACCAAGGGCAACCAGTCGGACAAAGAAGCCATTGACCGGGCCAGCGGCTCGGGTGTGTTCCAGCGCGACCCCGATACCCTCCTGGCCATGACCAAGCACGAAACCGATAACTGTTTCACTGTCGAATCAATCCTGCGCAACCACTCTCCGCTCGCTGACTTCGTTCTTGAATGGCACTACCCGCTCTTTGTCCCGCGCCGTGACCTGGATCCGCAGGACCTCAAAAAACCGCGGGGTCGCGAACCAAGATATAAACCCGAAGACCTCGTTGGAATCTTAGGCAACCGTTTCATGATTACCAACGCTTTCGAAAAACGTGCCCGCCAGGAAATCGGCGTAACCCGGAGCACATTCTTTGTCCTGCTCAAAAAAGCCGAGAAAGCCGGCCTTATTTCCAAAAGTTCAACTACCGAAGAATGGGAAATTGTACAAAAATGACCAGAGCCAGTCCGATAAGTCCGATAAGTCCGATTAATATATATCGGACCAAGTCCGATAAATGTTATTTGGTAAACCAAATAACTGACATTTATCGGACCTCGGCTTGGTCCGATATCGGACTACCGATTTGTCGGACTGTAAGACAACGCAATGTGACCTCAAACCAATATGACAAATGCTACCGATGTAAAACCAGTGTGCGCAGCCTGTGGCTGTAATCCCGTTCCTCAGTCGGACGATGCAGATTTTTGCCTTGTTTGCCGTCGCGCCTATCCACCTTCACTCCTTAAAGCCTGTTACGATGAATTTGATTACGCCCTTAAACTTTCCGATGGCACAATTATTCGGTTCGCCTTTGCTAAAATCCATGGCGATTATGTCACGTTGATGGGCGGCTACGATAAGGGCACCCTTATCGTAGATCAACCCAAGCCCCTTCCGTTTATCTTTGACCGCGGAATCGAGGTTCGCCTTTCTGAAATTATCTGGTGCGCAGATGCTCCCGACGGAAGCTAGATGAAACCAAAAATCGGTCGCCCAACTAAGCTAACCCCTGCGATCCAAGCCCAAATCGCTGAGCTTTTTTTCCTCGCTTTTACCGACGAACAAATAGCTCTAATTGTCGGAATCAGCGCTAAGACGATCCAACGGGCGCGGAATGGAACATTTTGTCCAACGATAAAAATTGCTGAGCTCAAACGCGAGGCGATTTACCGCAAGAAAATCTGGGCAGCTAAAGGTTTCTGGCAGGGCGCAGCTTGGTTTCTGGAGCGCAAATATCCAACCCAATTTGCCAAGCCAGAGATCCAGCTGTCCTTTAATAACTCTTACACGCAGAACAACTTATCAATTTCGATTTCCAGCGCTGAAGCCAAGGCAATTGAGAAAGAGGCCAACCCGATCCGTGATGCCGTCTCCTCAATGTTCCAGAAGTATCGGCCGGCGCTCGGCAACGGCAACGGGCATCAAAGCATTGATGACAAGTCAACCAAATCCAAATAATTCGCAACCCAAGAACGGGATGGTCGCGCTCTTGACGCAGCTAGCCACGAGCGGTGACAAGATGATCCAGTTTGGGATTTTGGTGCTGGTCGGCTTGAGCGGCCTTGGCAATTGGGTGGCTACAAACAACAATGCCAGTGAAACCCGGACCCAGGTCAATGTGGCACGGGAACAAGCGTTTCGGGATCTGCACGAGCTGCGTGACGCCCTGGACGATTTCGAAAAGCGGCAGAAAGCGGTGCTTGAGGGGCTGCAGGCGAGCGCGCGCAACCAGCAACAGATGCTCGATAACCAGGGGCGAATCCTGGCTGAAATACGGCAGACGCATAACTGAAAACTCATTTATTCTACTTAGCGGCATGGCGGAAGAAATATGTCCAGCTTGCGGTAAAGTCCATCCAGTCAATGAAAAGGGTGAACTACTAGTACTGACTTCAACCCGTTTTGGTAAGCAGGGGATTGAGACTACCCTTGTTTGCCCGGGACCAGCCCCCCCCCGCATAACTGAAAATGCCAAGTGATAGGTCCGAAGTTCTATGAAACTGGCTAAAGGTCTCCGCGCTGCGCTCAATAACCATCCTTTCCCACCGGATGAGGAAGGCGGGATTTATGCCGTGCTTGATGAATCGGCAAACATCATGCCAATTACTGCAGATCAGTGCGCGCTAGTTCTCGATGGCCAAGGATATACTCCGAGCATTGCGCTTGATTTTATTGGGCCGTGGATAGTTGACACATCTTTCCAACAGGCACTTTTCGCTGATGAGCAGCCGGATAGCGATTGGTTTGAGACAACGATTGTTCATGAGGATGCTAACCTTGACAGTGTGAATGAGGTTGAGGAGGCAGCTCATGCCGTGTTTTATGCGCCAACAATGACCGCAGCTCTTAGCAATCATCGGTTCGCGGTCCAATTAGCTCAGACTTTATGAAGCTCGCCAAAGGTCTCCGCGATTCTCCCCTGCTCTTTGCTCGCATGGTCTTGAACCGTGACCTGTACCGGTGGCAAGCCGAGATTGGGGAGGCGGTCGATTTCGGCTCACAGTATGAACGTGTACGTATTGCCGTCCGGACACCAAACGGTTCGGGCAAAAGTTCGATTGTTATCCCGCTTGCGATCTGCCGCTGGCTTGATCGTTACCCGAAAAGCAAAGTGGTGCTGACTAGTGCGGATTCGCGTCAGCTTGATTCCCAATTGATGCGCGCCCTGTTCGAATATCGCTCGCCGCATCTGGTGCACTGGGAGTTTTTACAACGCGAGATTCGCACGCCGCAAGGGGGCAACCTGATTGCCTTTACCACCGATGAACCTGCCCGGGTTGAAGGTCATCACGGCACCAAGGGCGCGCCGTTACTAATGATCGTGGACGAAGCCAAGTCGATTCCGGCCGAGATCTTCCAGGCAATCGACCGGTGCGGCTACGCCGTGCTGCTGCTGATCAGCTCACCTGGTTTGCGTTCCGGTACGTTCTTCGATTGTTTCAGCCTGAACCGTCAGAACCATATCTGTTTTGAGATCAGCCTTGAACAGTGTCCGCATATCGCGCCCGAAAAGATCGCCGACATGCTCGAGACCTACGGCGAGAACCATCCGCTGGTTCGCTCAAGCATTTATGGCGAGTTTATGGATCTGGCTGAGGGCGAGAGCTTTATCGTGCCATTTGAGCCGTTGCGTAAGATGATCGCTAATCCGCCTGGTGCCCGGATCAGCCGGCACGAGTATGCCGCGTTCTGCGATTTTGCCCAAGGCCGGGATGAGAACGTGCTGGCTATTCGGAGCGGTAACAAGTTGCTCGATCTGATTGGCTGGCATGACACCAACGCGATCTCGATTGTGGGCCGGTTCTTGCTGGAATTTCGCAAAGCTGGGTTGCGCGCTGAGCAGATCTGGGGTGATGCCGGCGGCTTGGGGCTACCGATGTGCGATATGCTCCGGGACGCGGGTTGGCCGATTAACCGGTTTTCGTTTGGCGTTAAGCCGACCGACGAAGATCACTACGTTTCCCGCGGCGCCGAGGTCTGGCATAGTTTCGCCCAGCGGATAGCTCGTGGCGAACTGGTGCTGCTTAATGATCCGACGCTGGTGAGCCAGTTAACCAGCCGCAAGAGCACGCTGGACGCCCGGGGCCGGTTGGGAATCGAGAAGAAGGACGATATGGCGGCTCGCGGGGTTAAATCGCCGGATCGGGCTGATGCGGTCATCGGCGCTTTCAGTCACGGGGTAATGAACTTTGCGGCATACGTGGGGCGCAAGCAGGATCCGTGGGAAAAGCTTGATGAAGCCTATGAGGGCTTTGAACGAAGCAAACTGCGTGATCGGGCACTGGAACGGCAACTGGAGGATATGGGTTCGTGGACGGGCGGATAAAACGCGCTTGCGCAACGTGCCAGCATTTGTTATTCCATAATGCGGATGAGCAATGGACTTCCCCCGCCGCAGGAATTGACCTGGGATAGCACGCTTCGGGATCTCTTGGACAATACGTACAGCTTCAGTCCCGAGCTGACTGATTCGGAAAAGCCGCCGCGATTTATTCGGATGTACGCCGATCGTTGGCAAGTCAATTGGCAACTCTCCGGGTTAGAGGATCCGCAGGCACAGACAATCATGGATATCCAAATCACGGCGCGGCCGGTGGCGCCCTCAACCATTCTGATCAAAGTATGAGCAACGGACAACAACAAGCACCAGAACCACAAGCGGCGCCTGCCCCCGGTACGGCGATTTTGGGTACGACCACAATCGATGCGCTTTTTACCACGATGTTCGCGACTCGGAGCGGTGATCTGGGTGCGGCAAGTTACGTTTGGGCAACTCCCAACTCGATCATTGGCACGTTCCCGGCAGGGACTACACCCACGGCGCAAAACGCGTCGATGATGATCTGCCGGTTTGAAGCGCGGCCGAATGCGCCGAGCGCAATTGCGCCTTAGCTCTCGGGCCGTATGCCGCAGACGAACCCGCCAGAGACTTATCTTGAAAAGCAGCGTAAAGCCTGGATCAGGGAGCATCCCGATAAGTGGATTAAGCTGCTGGATACCGAGAATACGCAAATAGTCAGAAACGAGCGTACGGGATGCGTTCTATGGCTAAGCAGGAAAGTGCGAAAGGAAAGGTAATGCTGTATGCCGCAGACAGTCACAGTTCGGATGCATCGGACGCTTACACTGGCCGCAAACGATCTGTGCACGGTCAATTTAAGCAACCAGGACGGGGCTGAGATATACGTGAAAAATACGGGGCCCGGCAAAGCGTGGCTTAGCTTCGATCCGACTAAGCCGGCAACAGTCGGCGACGTGAACAACGTGGTTTTGGCGCTCAACGACTCGATTATTTTTCGCAAGATAACGCGTAATTCGGTGCTGACCGCTAACGCCGACACCGCGAGCACAATTGTAACGTTGACTCAGAACTAATTTATGGCCATTTCAACGACAATTATCCGCGGCGACTTTAACCGGCGGCTGTACGGCACCGCGAATCTCAAGATGGCATCTGCGACTGGCATAGCGGTTGGCAGCGCATTGACGATAGCGGGCGACCTGGTAACGAGCGTCACCACGGTTTTGCCCAATAATTGTTTTAAATGCAAGGTTACCCAGATGCCGCGCGGTAAAAATCGGTTGATTATCAAACCGGGCGATACGGTAACCGGTTAAGATAATGCCGCAGACGCTTAGCCCCAGGGTTCATTGCACGGTGAATCTGTTGGCCAATGATTTGGCTACGGTAAAATATTCCGGTCAAGAGGGCGGCGGGATTTTCATTCGCAATTACGGGCCGGGTGACGTGTGGCTTTCGGCTGACCCACAGTATCCGGCGTCAATCGGCAGCGTGAATAATTATTTGCTGGCCAAGACCGATTACGTAGCGATGGGCGGAGTCGGGCGCGGAGCGTATCTGACGCTGATGAGCAGCCAGGGCAACACCCAGGTATCGATAGCGTTTTCCAGCCATTGAGTTATGGAAGACAACTCAGAGCTGTACGAGGAGATCAACAACGATCTGCAGGATCGCTCCAAGTGGGAAGCGCGTCAGATTCTCTGGGCTAAGATGCGCGGGCAAGGGGTTGGCCGGGCGAATCGGCCCTGGCCGGGAGCCGCCAATGTGCATGTGCCGGTAGCGGATACGATTATCGGCAAGCTTAAGCCTTATTATGTGGTGTGGATCTTCGGGCCGGAACTCCTGGCTTCGTTCTACAGCCTGGAGGAACAGGGTGACAGTTACACCGATTCGGTTGCTCAATGGTTCGATTACAAGGTTCGGGAAATCAGCAATTTCAGTGAGCAGGCGATCTGCGCAATTGACAGCTGTTTGCAGAACGGCATGGGGGTGATCAAGACCTATTGGGACGTGGCCGCCAACCGGCTGGCGTTTGCCAGCGTGCATCCGTATTTCATCATTATGCCGCCGTGGGCGACCTTTGATTTTCAGAAGGCTGACCGGGTCGTGCACGTGATGCAGTACTCGCGCGAGGAATACATGCGCGATGCCGAGGGCAAGGGATTTAACACGGACGAGACTTACGTCGACTCGATTACGGGCGAGGGCAAACCGGATAAGAAATACGAGCGCTATCGCTATACGGCCGAAGGGTTATCCTATTCACGGCTCAAAGATCTGATTGTTGTGTGGGAGGTGTATTTGCGCCAGAGTGACGGCCAGATCCAGGTTAAGACTTTCAGTCCGTTGCAGCCTGACGAGCCGGCTCGAGGTGATTTCAAGTTGCCTTATGAGCATAAAGAGGTCCCGCTTACTTTGGTTCCGTACGAGTTGACCGATGGCGGGTTTTATTCGTCGCGGGGTGTCTGTGAATTGGTGCAAATGTATGAGGCGAGTGCCTGCAAGACCTGGAACGAGAAACTCGATTTCATGTCGATTGCCAACCGGCCGGTTCTCTCGTCGCAGGGCGGATCGATTAACGCGCAAAATATTCGGTGGGAGCCGGGAGCAGTTTACGATTCCGTTTTGCAACTGGTCCAGCAACCCGGTCCTCCTGTATCCTTTGATGAGGAGATTAATTCGAACCGCTCGATGGCCGAGCAGCGAGTGGGGATTCCTGACTTCGGTGTGGCTGGCCCCAATCAGCCGCAGGGCAATAAGACAGCGACTGAGACTAATGTCATCACCAACGTGATGCAGCAGAATAACGATCTGCGGGCGCGGATCTTGAAAGGGGCGATGACACGGATTTTCGAGCAAGGCTGGAGTCTGCTTAAGCAGTACGACCGGGAAAGTCTCGATTATTTCTGGCGCAAACAGCGGTTGACGCTCAAGGACGCGGCGTTCGACAACAAGTACGTCTTGAAACCTAATGGCAGCGTGGACGGGTACAGCAGAGAACGCGAGATCCAGAAACTGATGCAGCTGCGGCAGCTCAGCCAAGGGTCACCCTGGATCGTCACTCCGGAGATCGATCGCAAGATCATTGAACTCATGGATGCGCAATGGGTCAGCGATCTTTACCAGGAACCGCAGGACATCCAGGCGGATCAGTCCGAGCAGCAGGCGATTGAGAATTCGCTGATGATGGACGGGTTTCTGCCGCAGGTTAAGCCGCGGGATGATCATCTGCTTCATCTCCAGATTGAGGACGGATTTATCGGGTGGAGTCAACAGAATCAGCGCCCGATTCCGCCGCCGCTCATGCAAACTTTTATGCAGCATATGCAGATGCATATCCAGGCGGCCAAGAGCGATCCGCAGTACTGGAAGCAGCACGCGGCCCAGATTCAACCTTTTATCGTGAAGGTCGCCCAGACTATGAAAGGGCTGCAGCAGCAAGCGCAAGCTCAGCAACAAGCGGCTGGCGCAATGGCGAATTTACGTGGTGGCCCTCCTCCCGGAATGGGGGGGGCGCCTGGTGGAATGCCGCCTGGAATGCCAAGTGGCGGGGCGGTACCAGCAGCAGCTGCCCCGCCCGCTCCTCCGGTGCCGGGGATGCCGGCAGGGGCTGGGCCGTCAATGCCGACTGGAAGTCCGAACGGGAGCGGGGGGTTACCAATGGGATGAAAGTCACCGACTGGGTCAGAAGCGTTTTACCGGTTGAACGAAGGCGAAGAAAATGTCTTCGGGAGTGTAAAATCATTAGCGGACCACGACACAAAGGCAATCCACTCTTCAGTTACTGCCCTAAGCATGATGTTTGGGTGATAGCCTTATGAACCCGATTCTTAAATGGTATCTGCGGGTGATTTTAAGCCGGCCGATCGTGCGTGCGGTCGCCTGGACCCCAGAAGAGCGCAACGCATTTGACTTGTTTTGTCGGAGTTCTTGTGGAATAAAACTTTTCGAATTTCTGCGGCAAATCGTTGCCAATACGACGTTTCAGGCTGTTTACAAAAATAATGTGAGCGCCAACGCCCAGGCACGAGGGCAGCAGGATATCCTAGCACTGCTTCACAGACTGCGTGTTTTCCCACTGGAGGAGAGCAGTTTCACAGAGCTGGAAGATGGAGCGCAACCCGCGGCACGAGGGAGTCCCGTCAAGCAATCCGATGATTGGCGGTGGTTAGGTGGTCGCGGAGCTATCGGATAAAACCCGAGAGATATGCCAGAGCAAACCGACCAAGGGGCAGAAACTCCGAGCACTCAAGAACCGAGCGCAACTGCGATTGGTGAGAGCAGCCAGGGAGAAGGCGCCCAGGAATCGGTTGACTCTGCCGGTGACCAGGCCCAAAAGGCTCAACCCAACGGCCAAAAGCCCAAGGAATTGAGCCGGTACGAACGGACCAAACGTCAGCGGGCTGAACTAGCCAGACGCGAGGCGGTTATTGCCCAACGGGAACGCCAGTTTGCTGATGCGCAGCGAGCGGCGGCCGAGGCGGCAAAGCCGAAACGTGATTACACCCTAGATGATCTCCGCAAATACCGCCGGCAATGGGAGCAGGAAGGCAACTTCGAGCTCGTTGAGAAAGCGGATAAGGAGATTGCGGCAATGGAGGCTGAGGCTCAAGCCGAAAGGCAAAGCCGGACCCTTGAGTTGCCGCCGATGGGAACCCCGGAGCATCAGGCGCAGTGGGAAAGTGCCGAGCGTGAGCTCGCGCAGGTTGACCCTGAGTTTATGCGCGACGGGACCAGGCTGGATAAACGCTTACGTGAGATTATGGGAAGCGAGGATGGCAACATCTATCGCCAACACCCGCGCGGGATCGTTGCCGCATATCACCGGGCAAAAATGGAGTTGCTGGAAGGAGATTACAAGGTGCTCCAGACAGAGAACTCCAAACTTAAAAACGAACTGCAGCGCTACACCGGCTTGACCTCAATCGGTGGTGGTGCGCCGGCCAGAATCGGAAGCGGCGAGAGAGATTTCGCCAAGCTTTCATTGGCCGATATGCGCAAACACTTGAGACAAGGCGCCAAGCGCGATGGGGTGCCGTGGTTCTAGCAATGCTCACTCCTAACTCTTCTTTATGCCACCTCCAGTCTATGGAGCGGTTACGACGACCGACAAAGCGTCGGAGTACCGCATTTATTTCGCTAAGCAATTACTGACTCATCAGATCAATCAGCTGCAGCTTTATCAGCCGGCGTACAAAGCCTCTATTCCGCAAGGACAAGGCTCTAAAACGATCCGGATGTTCCGGCCGCCGGTTGCCAACGTTGCCAATGTCATCACGCTGACTGAGGGCACGCCGCCATCTAATGCGCCTTACAAGCTCATCTTCGAGTTTATTACCCGCACGCTCCAACAATATGGCGGCTACGCGCAGGTATCAGATATCATCGATGAGACCGAGTTTTTGGATACGGGCGATGCGCTTATGACCAAGTTTGGCGAGGAAGCCGCGCTGTGGTGTGACGGTCTGATCCGGGATGCCTGTATTAACGGCACGACTGAGGAACCGACCAAGTTCACCAAGCGCTACGCGGGCACGGCAACAGATTTTGCCAGTTTAGGTGCGTTGACTGCGCAACAGGGCAGGTTCTCGACTGATGACCTGATCGATGTATGCACCGAGATGCGGCTCAACAAGGGCAAGGAGTTCGATGACGGTTACTTCTGTGCGGTGGTCAGCCCGGAGCAGGAACGCGACTTGGTCGAGGAACAAGGAAGCGCGTGGACCTATGCGAGCGCGTTTCAGAAACCTGAACAGATCTGGAAAGGCGAGATTGGGCGGCTGTTCGGAATCAAGGTGCTTCGGACAACCAATTCATGCTATCAGACCACCGAGGGCGTCAACGTGGCTGGGGGTGGCATCATCGCGGCGCTGGTGTTCGGCAAGGACGCGTTTGCGGTGCCGGATCTGGAGGGCGAAAACCCGCCCAACCCGAAGGTCAATACGATTACGGAAGCGGATTCGGCTAACCCGTTCAATCAGTTTATAACTTATGCTTGGAAAACCTTCTATAACGCCGTGTGCCTCTCGGCCTGGAATGGGGTAGTCCTACAGAGCAAGACGGCGTATACGCCAACCTAAAGGGATTATATGGCAACAATAGCGATAGGAATCAGCCCGAAGGCTGGCGGTGGGTACACCTGTAAGGTGCCGATCAGTGCAATTTCTGAAGGCGGTGTACCGCCGGAGGAAGGTGACACGGTCCAGTACAGCGTTGAGGGAAAAGTGCAGAGCGTTACCGGTAACACGGCCACGGTCTCGATTGACACGATCAACGGCGAACCGATTGGCGAGGAAAGCTCCGAAAGTCCGGAGGAGGAGGGTGCTGAACCCGAGACCGGGGCTGCGGGAGGCGGTGGCGCAGGCGGTGGTGGGGCTGGTGGCGGGCCGCCTGTAGCGGCCAATGGCCCTGCGAGCCCCGGGCTGGGATTAGGCCGAGCCAGGATCGGGGGCACATTGCCGGGCGAAACTCTGAAGGGAATGGGCGCCCGGCTGCGCAAGGGGGCCAGAGGGCGACCGATGCCCTTCTGAAGGCTGTGCAGATCATCGTACCAAAGAAGGGGACCGAGGCTGAGCGTAAGAAGCGTGAGGCCTACGGCCAGATTCTCAAGCATTACTACGGTCGCGAGATTCGTGATGGTTCACGATTTCGCGCCAAAGGCGACATAACTAAGGCTCAAATCCGAAAGGTGTACGAATGAGATTCGCGCCGATGGCGTCGGTGAGTGAGGCGATTCCTGAAATGGAAAAGCTCTATGGGCGATTCGATCTCGGGCTTGACGGTCAGCCGACGCTGCTTTGGCAGGGGCGCAACCTGAAGAAGTGGCGTTCGCCGGAGATGTTTCAGCTCGCCTTTTTCCCGGATGTGTACGTGGCAAAGACGCTGGTCAACCGGCGGATTTTCGGCCCTTTGGCGTTAACGTATGAGGAGATCACGGCCCGCTGGACGACTGAAGCGCGTAAGGCTTACGGGCTAAATCAGTTTTGCAAATGTTATTCGTTTGGAGACGGCGAGCGGCCGAGTCTGTTCTGGTACGGGGCAGCCTGGCGGTTGAGCCAGCAGGTTGGCGGCGAGGTATTGACCGAAGTCGTCAAGGTGTTTACCCGGCACGGGTTCACCTGGTGCGGAACTACTGACAAACGGAGGATCCGTGATTTCGAGATGTGGTAAGTCCAAGGAGTGAGCGATGGCGGACGATACTGAAGAGACACGAGCGCTGCTTCGAGCGATCAAGGAGCAGTTAAATCGGATTGAGGCGCGCCAGGTCGAGATGTACGAGCGTCAGGGGTTAATCAAGGCACAGATTGCCGAGCAACCCGTGCAAGGAAGTTTTGCTTCCAGTGAGTGAGTTATCAGAGATCGATTCGGTTGGTGGAGTAACCATTTATTCGGTTTCGGGTGAACCGAAAGCGATTGTGTTTAAGGCTGGCGCGGCGATCAACGCCGATGGCGCGGCTAATTGTTACGGACCGAATAACACCGGGATCGATTACACAGCCAATGGCGGCGATGACCAAGGCGGCAACTGGTGGGGCGGACCAGTTGGCAGTAACGGCAAACCGCTGACTCAGAAGATTTATGATCCGTATCCGGGCATGTACGTGTGCGCCACGGCGCATTTTAACCCAGGCTACACCGAGGACTCGCAGTACCGCTACATTGATAGCGGGTCGATCCCGTTTCTGGTCATGCCGGGTAACCACAGCTGTGGTGCCAAACTGGGCGATGTCGCCTTGGTACTTAACACGGCAAATAGCGAGAACTGTTACGCGATCTATGCGGATGTCGGTCCTCAGACTAAGATTGGCGAGATCTCGATGCGGCTGGCGACAGCGCTCAAAATTGATAACAATCCCAAGAAAGGCGGCACATCGGCCAAGGCAATTGTCTATCTGGTGTTCATCGGCTCAGTCGCTAGTTGGAAACCGCCGAAAGTCTGGTTCGATACGGCCAACACGCTTGTGACGGCGTGGGGCGGGTTGGCTCGGCTCAAAGAGATCGCTAAAAGCTTATGACCGAAATGCTTTTTAACGGCCAGACCGGTTGGATTTGCCCAAAATGCGGGCAGGTGTGGGCACCGCTCATGATGGAATGTGTTCCCTGCAATGATCCGCTTGCGCTCCTCTCAAGGGCTGGCAACCAGGCAATCGAGCAGAGCTTAGAGCCCATTAGAATGCGTTCGCCTTTTTCAGAGAGTTCCCGATGACCGGCTATCTTGATCATCATTCGATTTGGTTTGGCTGTTTTTTGCTGGCTGTCGGCGTAGGCGCTCTGTTCCTGTTGCTATGCTTGCTAGTCTATTTTGCCGGATTTTAGCACTTTTAGGACGATCGAACCATGCCAGCGCCTTACACCGACATCACGTTTACCAATGCCCGGGAGGGCGGGATCACGGCGCGAAAACTGAACAAGCTCCGGGATGATCTCTCGACTGCGATTTCGGGCGGCGGCACTGGCACCGGTGACATGACCAAGGCGGTGTACGACACAAATTCCAACAATGTAGTCGATACCTGCGATTCTCTGGCTTGGGCCAAGTTGACGGGAGTTCCTTCCACATTTCCCCCGGATTCGACGGCGATGCTTAAAAGTGTTTATGACACCAATGGGGATGGGATCAGCGATCATGCAGCCTTGAGCGATACAGCTCCCTGGGCTGGGATCACGGGCAAGCCGGCGACGTTCCCGCCGGATTCAACGGCAATGCTTAAAAGTGTCTACGACACCAACGGTGACGGAGTTAGCGACCATGCCGCTTTGGCTGATGCCGCGCCTTGGACCGGGGTCACTGGCAAGCCAAGTACCTTTCCGCCTGACTCAACCGCAATGCTCAAGAGCGTGTATGACACCAATAACGATGGAATCAGTGATCATGCAGCTTTATCAGACGCCGTTCCTTGGACAGGTGTAACCGGGAAGCCTGCCACTTTTCCGCCTGACAGCACCGCGATGCTCAAAAGCGTTTATGACACAAACAACGATGGGATCAGCGATCACGCGGCTTTGGCCGATAGCGCGAGTGCGGTGGCATGGACGGGAATCACAGGGAAACCCGCAAGTTTTACACCTGGCGCCCATGCAAGTACTCATCTGGATAACGGCACTGATGCTATTGCGGTGGTTACCACTGTTCGCACGGGGCTTGCGCCAAAACTCTCAGGAATAGCCGGCACTTATCTGGACGGCACGGGTGCCTATTCGTCGCCTTCAGGGAGCGGCGATATGACTAAAAGCGTTTATGACACCAACGGCAACGGTGTTGTGGATACGGCTGATGCCATTCCATGGGCCAGTGTCACGGGTAAACCGGCCGGGAGCCTGGTCGATCCCGGCACCTGGACCAATCTGTCGTATGGGACTGGCTGGACCCAGAACACCACGGCGCAGTACCGGGTTGAGGTCAATGGCACGTTTTCAAAAGTTATTGCCCAAGGGATTATCAATTACGCGAGCGGCGCGGCATCGCTGGCTTTCACGCTTCCGGTAGGCGCGCGGCCAGGCGTAGCTCGCGGGTGCGTGCTGGCGGGTTTCGACTCGAGTGGCGATGTGCAACTATTCCAGGCAACTGTGGCGACTTCGGGTGCCGTCAATATTGTCCCAATGGTGCGCCAAAGTTTTTCCTGGCCGAGTGCGACCAACGGCAGCGTGTACTTGGACAACCTAACATTTGCTCTCTAGTTATGCCCGATATAACCACGACCCAAATTTTTAGCGACGGCGAGAAAGGGATCACGGCGACCAAGCTGAATAACATCATTGCCAACTCGGTGATCCAGCCCGATTTTGTCACCGCTAAACCCTCCAGCTCGACCCTTGATCCGACCGACCAGCTGCTTGAGGTCAAGGGGGCCGGCACGTACGCGCGGATTACGGGCAGCCAATTGATCTCGAGCGTAAGCGCCCAGGTCGATGCGACCCCGCAAATTTATAGCGTACGCCTGCGGAGCTTTAATGTGGCTGGCAATCCGACGTTTGAGGTGGATCAGCGCAACGTTGGTAACATGTCGCTTAACCCAGCCGCGGGCAATTTTGTACTGGATCGTTACCGTGTTGGCAGAACAGCAAGCGCAATGGCGATAAACGTTCAGCAAGTCAATTCCGCGTCTGACTTAGTCGTTCCAGGAACAAATTTTCGGCTCAGTGCTAAGTACCTATGGTGTCAGCTAACAACTCAACAAGCGAGTCTTGCTGCGGGTGATCATTGGGATTACGTCCAGACAATCGAAGGTGCGAGATTACGGGAATTGGTTAACGATGTTTTTTCGTTGAGCATACTGGCATCGTGCAGTGTGCCACTTAAATTTGGCGTAACGATTCGGGACGTAAATCCATCAACAACCAAATCGCTCTCTAAGCTTTGTGCGATTACCACCGTCAACACTTGGACGTTGTTTCAGTTTCCGAATATTCCGGTTCTCGCTTCCGGCGGCAACTGGAACATAACCCCTGGAATCGAAGGAGCGGAAATCAGGATTTGTCTAGCGAGCGGATCTTCGCAAGTAGCTCCGGCCAATGATACGTGGCAAAATGGCAGTTTCGTCGGTGCTCAGGGACAAGATAACTTTGCCGCGCAGGCGACAAGTACAGTTTTTCGCCTAGGCTTTATCCAGTTAGAGCCCGGCGCGCTATCCACGACGCCGATCGATTGCCCGTTCCAGCAGAACTACGACGATTGCCTACGGTATTTTCAGAAATCCTATGATCTTGAAACTTCTCCAGGTACCATCACTACCGTCGGAGTGCTGCCACTCTACCAACAAACGACGACAAATCTAAATGGACCAGTGCGCTTTCATAAACCGATGGCTAAAATCCCAACGATGATAGCTTACAATCATGCTACCGGCGCAATGAACTCAATTAGAATGTCAGGTGTTGATTATACGGTTAGTGGCTTTGCCAATTTAGGAAAGGCTGGATGTCAAGGCGTTAACACTTCCACTATGCCAGCCGTAGGTGCGGGTAATACTGGGTTTTTGAACTACACCGCCGACACCGGCTGGTAAAACAATTCTATGGCAACTCCCTACACTGCATCCTATGCGCTCCGGTACCAGATCCCGAGCGTGCAACAACAGATCGAAGTCGCCGTCGTTCATGACGTCGAGGATATCACTAATGAAGATCCGGCAACTCCGGATCACGCCAACCGGCTCGCCTGGGCAACCTGGGCTAACAAGAACTCAAGCGTGGCGTGGAACCCGTTTGCTTGGCCGGTCGCGATGAATCCGACGATTCAGGCTGCAGTCCAGGCCGACCCGAGTGGGCAAACTGTAGCCGATTCCGACGTGCAGTTTGTGGTGACCTCGGCCTTACCGAAAGTGATTGCCGACTTTATCGCCCATCCGCCGCCGGGAGTATGACGTTAAAAGACATAGCCGAGTTCGCTACCGAGACGACTGGCGATATTTCCAGTGATGCGATTGAGTACGCCAAGAAAGCGGTTCGGCTCAAGTACGCGACGCTTTATGACGCGCACAGCTGGCGCGAAGCGATGCGGACCGTTGATGGGATAGTGCTTGATCCGACACTGGGCGGGATCATCTTTTTGCCTTACGATGCCGAGGAGGTCATTTTTTGCAGTCTTTCTTATGACGGGCAAAACTATGTTCGGTTGGTTTACCGTGAGCGGGACTGGATTGAGCGCTTTTATTTTCCGACGTTCACCTTGCCGGGGAACACGCCCTGGTTTTATCGGGCTGAGAACCTGGCATGGCCGTATTTTAATCCCGGCATATTCACGTTCACCTCGAGCGAAAAGAGCCCGTTCAAGGTCTATATCGCCGGCCGGGACGCCAACGATTTCCCGATCAGCGAATCTTTCATCCTGCAGGGAACGATTAACCCGGATCAATCGGTCAGTCCGATGAGTATTTCGACAGTCAATTCGTACAAACTGGTGATCGCGTTATCGAAAGATGTCACCGAGACACCATTATCGATTCGAGCCGCGGTCCCTGCCTCGCAAACGCTGGTTATGCCGCCGGCGGTAACTGAACTTGTGTTTACCCAGATTAAGCTTTATCCGCCTCCGAAATTTAGCGCTGCGGACGGCTCGCCGCTCTCGATCTATGTGCGGATTCAGGTCAAGCTTAAGCCCGATAGCCTCGACGACGATATGAGCGTGCCGCGGATCAGCCATATCTGGGATGCAATGATCAGTTTTACGACCTCGGCGCTTTATCGGCGGCTGCAGCAGATCTCTAAAGCCCAGGTTTCCGAACAGGAGGCAATGGCGCATATCCAGGCGGCGGTCAATGTGGAGAAGAACCAGAGCGAGTTCCGGCAACAGGTTGTGCCGACGGTGTACGAGTTGCCTTATTACATCGACGGTTGGTACCACAGGGCGACCAGCTACAATCCTTTCGGGGGGCCGTGAGAAATGCCGCTCTACAACCCCCAGCTTGATGACGAAGTTCTCTTCGATGCGAGTGTCCCGATCCAGGGGGTCAATAACAGTCTGCCGCCGAGCGCGATTGATCGGACGGCAAGCGAAGATGCCGAGAACCGCTTAACGCAACGGGACGGTTTAAACCGGCCGCGGCCAGGCATTATTCGGCTAAAGCAAAGCAGCCCTACGGGCAGCCTGGATTCAATCAATCATCTGGGTACCGGGGTCTTTCTGGCTAATGACGCCTCGAATTGGTACAAGTACGATAACCGGAGCAACGTGCTTTCAAGTGCGACCGGCGGTCCGGCGTATGCGCCCGGGGCACAGGTGTACGCAGCGCTGGCTAATGCCGTTTTATATTTCAGTTCCGGCACGACTTTGAACAAATATTCGGTTGCTGCCGGTTTTGGTACCGTGGCGTTGCCGACCAACGGACCAACTGCCAAGTATCCGATCTGGGCAGTTGAACGGTTAATGTACGCTTACCAGAACACGCTAATTGTTAGTGATGCGCTGAACCCGGAAGTTTTCGACGTCGCGACGGGGTCGGTAACGATCGATCCGATAGCCAGCGATGTAATTACGGGGCAATGCCTTTGGCAAACCCAGCGGATTGTGGTTTTTCGTAACGGTGCGACCTACGTGATCGAGACCGGGCCTGGCTTGAATGTGCCGGATTGGGAGATCAATCGGGTTAGCGGCACGATCGGGGCACGGTGTCAGGGCACCATTGTGCAGACTGAGACCGATGTAATCTTTCTTTCAGAGACCGGACGCGGGGTTTATCGCTGCAGCCAGGCGCCGGCCAGCGATCAGCAGGGGATCTGGCGGCCGGTCAGCGCGGATATCCAAGGGTACATTGACCGGATCAACTGGGCTGCGTGTGATAACGCGCGGGCGACATTCTGGAACGATCTTTATATGTTGAGCGTGCCGCTGGACAATTTCACGTTCAATAATTTCTGCCTGATTTACTCGGTTAGCTTGGACAAATGGCAGGGGCTCTGGTGTTTCGATGTCGGTGGGGTCGATGTGGCAATACGCGATTTTGCGCGTGATCGGACTGATCCTAATCATACGGTACTCCTGGTAGCGACCCGGGATGGGATTATTTCGCGCTTCACCTATCCGGTTGAACGCCAGTATTACGATCAGAATATTGACAACTCCAAACAGTATTATTGGAGCCGGTTGCGGAGTCGCTCGTTCACGTTCGGCGAGAACATTAACCAGATCCGGCCGCACTCGGCGCGGTTCCAGTTTTTGGACAGTAATGACCCGGTTGATATCACCACAATCGCCGACCGGACGATTGAATTGACTAAGCGCAGTACGGCAACCAATAATTACTTATTAAGCCTGCCGATCCCAGGGTTCCCGTTCGACCTTGATCGCGAAGGCTACAAGAACGTTCCGCTCGGACTTTTAGGTGTCGGGATCTGCACCGAGCTGCAGTTTCTATTAGAGGGTACGGGCAACTGGACCCTGTTCCAGATCAAGGTGGCGGCCTTTGAATCGATGCCGCTGGTGGCGACATGAATCACGCCAAAGAATATCTCAAAACGATGGATATCTTAGAGCCGCTCCTTCGCGAGGGGCGCAAATTCAGCGTGATGCCTTACGGTCTATTGTGCGATTGGATTGCGTATTTTTGGAATCGCGGGACGATCAGTTACCTGATTGATGAGGGCCAGGCCAGAGGGGTGTGTCTGGTAAAGCTTTTTGGTCACTTGGAACAGTTCCTGGAGCCGTTCGTGCACGAGCCTGGCGGCAAGTTTTGCATGGTTGAGCTGCTGGCGGCAAAAGATCCGTTAGCGATTGCGTACACGTTTTTCGAGCTCACTGGGCGCTGGGGCAAACCGGAGATTATTTTATGGGATCGGGGTGAGCGGACCGAGGGAGGAGCGCCCAGAATGTACACTTGGGACCAGTACGAAAAACTGACCAGGCGACTTACTTACGGATTAATTAATACTGAAATAGAGGAGAAAAATTATGGGAGCAGGAGGAGGTAGCGCACCACAACCACAGGTCATTCATCCGGGTGAAGCGGCGCAGGCCGCGGTCGGTACAGCCGGAGCCGGCGAGATGATGAGTATTGCTAATCAGCCGATCGAGCAATACGCCCAGCTGGCGACTACTCGAGCGCTTGGGCCGGCAGAGATGCAGACGCAGCAAGCGCTGGCCGGTCAGGCGGCGCTGCAGGGAGCGCAGCAACAGCAGGACATCCAGTCGCGCGTTGATCCGTTGGCCTATGCCCAGCGCCAGATGCGTTTAAAAGCCGCTACGGATCGGTTAGGGCAGCTTTATGGGCAAGACCCTACGGCGTTCAGTTTCCGGGCACCAACGGCCTATACGGTGCCGGGAACGGCCAATGTGCCGAGCCTGGCGGATCTGCAGGCGCAGGGGTCAGCGGTCGCGTCGAATTTATCGACCGGCGCAGTTGATACCCGCGGGACTAATCCGCGGCTGGTTGGACCCAGTAATGCGCAAGCCCCGAATTTAACTGGGCCACTACGTTATCCGAGTTATTTATCGGTTTAAAAATGGCTGCTCAGCCAACAGCGCAGACAAACTGGCTCGAATGGCAACCAGGGCAAAGATGGGACCCGAGTACGGGTCAGGCGCAATGGTTTAACCGGGGCAATTGGCAAGATGTCGGCAACATTAAGTATGATCCGCACACCGGCGGTATAACACTGAACGACAAACCGCTTGATATGCGGGCCAATGCTGCCGCCTTTGCGCCTGGCGGCAGCTCAACTCTTTTGCCTAACATTGAGCAGCTCAGGTCGATGTCAATGCTGGCAGCTCAACGGCAGGCGCAACAGGCTGGGCAGGGATCACCCGGAACTCAGGCGGCACCAGCCGGAACGGGTATCCAAGCCGCTCCAAGCTATTGGGGCGCAGCGCCGCAGCCTGGTGGCGCTCAAGCCGGGAGCGCAGGTGCTCCAGGCGCAACCGGCGCTCCAGGCGCGCAAGGAGGTGGTACTTCTATGGCGACAACGACAGCAGAACAGATTCCGACTTCGGTTTCGATTCCTCAGTGGCAAGCTTGGTACGGACGCAATGTCGGCAAGACGATGTTGGTTAACGGCCAGCCGGTAACGATCGGAGTGGATGTCAATCCAGACCAGCTCTTAAGCGCCTTTCAATCCAATACGGTCGGATGGGGAGCCGCACCCGGTCCGCAACAGCCGGCGCAGGCGATCGGTGGCCCCGGCCAGCAGCAACCCGAGAGTGCTGCATTGGCGCAGATGCGGCAGATCGATCCGGTCAGCGAAGCGTTGCGCGGGGGTTTAGGAGCGAGCTATTTAGCCAATCTTGGGGGCGGACCGGCAGCGCCGCAATTTGGCGGGATGCCGAAATTCGGGCTTGATTTATCAAGAGGCGCAGCGGCGCCTGCGGCCGGAGATGTTCAAAGTTATCTGAACCTGTACAAGCAGATCGATCCGCAAGGGTACGCGCAACGGGTGGCGCTAGCGGGCGGTATGGACAAGTTCGTGCAGCAGGCGCAAGCGCAAGCTGCGCTCGGGGCCCAGCTTGATCCGGGCACAATTCGCGAGGTTGAACAGGGAACCAGGGCTGCCCAGATCGCTCGCGGCAATGTGTACGGCACGCCGCAACTGGTTGCCGAAACGATGGCCCGCGGGAGTGCCGGTGAACAGCGGTTGCTCCAACGTCAGCAAATGCTGCAAAGCGCGCTAGGCCAGCAACAAAGCTATCTGGGCAGTGGTTTGGGGTTAGGCGATGTCGCCAACGCGCTCTATAATCAGGGTTACAATCGATATCTACAGGGATACGGCACGCAAGCCAATGCCGCGTTGCAAGGTTACAGCTCGCAACTTGCGGGTTGGCAAGCCCAGCAGAATGCGCGGCTCCAGTCACAAGGTGCTGCTTTGGGCTACCTTGGGAGCGGGCAAACTCCGTATCAGGCTGGCGCAAGTTATTTAGGGGCAGCTGAGCAGCGTGCCGGGATGGCGGCTCAAGGCGGTCCGCAATATCAACCTGCAGCACTGGGTCAACAGTATACTGGGGCCGGTGCGCCGAGCTTCCCGCAGTACGGCCTGGATATGAGCCAGTTGGCCGGCAACTGGTACAACAACATTAACCAAGCCAACCTGCAGGCGTACGGGCTCCAGCAAGCCTACGGCCAGAGGAGCGGGGGTGGCAGCGCGATGGGAGCCGGGATAGGGGCTCTGGGAGGCGCGGCCTCGGGAGCACTTGCGGGCTCGGCGATTCCCGGAATTGGCACGTTGGTAGGCGCGGGAATAGGAGCTATAGGTGGGGCCGCGTCTGGCTATTTCAAATAGGAGCAATTAGATGGCAAAGAATTGGATTCAAGGAGCGATCAAGAAACCTGGAAGTTTGCGAAAGAGTCTCGGCGTTAAAGAAGGTGAGACAATTCCGGCGAAGAAGTTGGCGGCCGCTGCGAGTAAGGGTGGCAAGCTTGGCAAACGGGCGCGGCTGGCCCAAACCCTCAAAAAACTTCATCCCTAGTTATGCCGCTTAAAAAAGGAAGCTCTCGGGCAACGATCAGCTCGAACATCCGCGAGATGATTAAATCCGGCCATCCGCAGAAGCAAGCAGTAGCGGCGGCTCTTGATACGGCGCGCCGGAGCGGAGCGAAGATTCCCAAGAAAAAAGGAGGTTCCTACTACTGATGCCGGGCGACCTGTTGAATACCCAGTTTGATCCAGACCCGGATACGTCCTATCTGCAAGGTGCCGGTACAGGAGCTGGCGGCGGCATTGATTGGGCAAAAGCCGCACAGCTTTTAGGAAAAAGTATCGGCGGGGGTGGCGCTGGCGCTCCAGTCGGTAGTGGCCGGATGCTGCCTGCTCAAATGCCATTAACCTCACTTAACCGGCCGTTGCCGCAGGCGCCGGTTGCGTCTACGGATTCCGGCAATGAGCAAGAACTGATCGCTTATCTCTCAGATGCCATTCGCCGCGCACAGACAGCCAATGCTTTAAGTCAACAACCATCGAGGTGAGTCATGCCAGCCAGAATTCAGCCTAATCGACCTTATTATCCGCGCTATTATCTGCCGCGAGGCGCAGCACAATCCAGAGCCGCAGCGCAACCCCGGGGTGGTGGCGCCAAAGGTGGCTTTGGTGGTGGGGTTGACACCTCGAGCACCGGCAACATTGGCGGCGACCTGGCGAAAGCAGTTATCAACACGATGCTGCAGAACCGTCAGAACGCGGCAGCTAATGCGATCATGAACACGCAGACCCCGCCACGAGCCGGGGCGGTCGGGCCGGTGGTGGATCCAACAACCGGCCAAATTACTTCGAATATTACGCCTACGGTCGGCACGGCGCCGCAGACGGGTGGCACGGGCGAGCTGGCGATGCGTCAACAGCAGAACCAGGCGGATTTAGCCGATGCGTTGCAACGGGCCAAGATTGCCTCGGAGCTTGCCTTGGCTCAACAACGCACGGGTCGCGGAGGCGGAGGTGGTGGCGGAGGTGGAGGCGGAGGTGGTGGCGGAGGAGGCGGCACGGGAGCCGGTAACGCAGCCCGATGGCAGCAATATCTGGGTGGCGGCGGTGATGGCGGTTCGGCGGCTGCGGGAAAAAAAGCTGGAAAACCGGCGGCGTATGAGCCGGGATCGATTGATCCGAATACGGATCCCGCTGCGGATAAATTTCAGATTGTTCAGGCCGATTTCGACGCGAAGTACGGCAAGGGTGCCTATGCCAGGATTGCGCCGAATTTGGCGAATGCGACCGTGGACGATAAAGGCAATTACACGATTAATGCTCCTGGCAAGAAACCGGATGATCCGCCGACGCCGATTATGACGCTGCCGGCGGATCAGGCCAATTATTGGCTTTCGCGGTATAACGCGGCGAGCGTCAGGTCAGGGCAACAACCTATTTTTAGCGATAAATTCCCGAGTGCTAACCCCAACAGCGGGCAACCGGGTGGCACGGAGGTTAATCCTTACAAGCCCACTAACCAGCTCGAGGCCAGGTCGTTGCCGTACAATTCCTTTTTCATTGATCCAAATTCCGGACAGGTCGGCCAAAAATTGCCGGAAGAAAAGCAGCCGGAAGCAAAGAAAACGAGCCAGGTCGATACCGGTGACCAGGGAGGGCAATTGGCTCTTGGTGACCAATCGGGGTCGCCACCACCGCCGGATATGGCGACTGGGGTTGGCTTGGATCAGACTGGCGGGGCAGTGCCGGATGTCGGGTCGGGCTCGTTGGCTGACGCGATTGCCCGGGCCCGGGCGCAGGATCAACTGCAAAACCTGGCATGATCTATGGCTGCAACGTTGGCTGATGAGGTCCGTAAACGCAAAGTAGCCGATGCGTTAAACGGGCAAGACGACGAGGAGGATACTTCTGATGTTCAAAACGGTGAGGCGGCTGCTGGGACTCTCTCAGATACCGGAGAAACGGATACACTGGCCGAGGAGGAGGCGATTGATCAAGAGGCGGTTTCTCCTGTTGCCGAAGAGAAAGCTCCATCTTTAGGCTACCGGTTTGTGCCGGTAAGTCCTCTGGCGCAGGATGTTCCACAGAATGTTCCACAAGGAACATTTATGGGCGAGCAAGGACTGGATGTTTCGCCGGCCCTGACGACTCAAAAGATTTATTCACCGCCGCCGGAAGAAGGGGACCAACCCTACGTTATTGATCGGGATACCGGGCAAAAGATTCCGCGGGCGCAACTGGCAACGCCGGAAGATTTGGCGGCACAACCGCCTCCTAAGGCTGCAGTTGGGTTGCCGCAGGAAGTAGTTACCGGTCAAGCGCCGGATCAATTGACCCAGGTTGAACGTGGCGAGTTGGTTAAGCCGTCGGCTGAAGCGCCGGGTCAGCTCGAGCAGGTTGAGCGCGGCGAGCTGGTTAAGGTTCCTCCGGGTACGGCGCCTCGAGCAACCGCGATTCCTACTGCGCCGGAAGTGCGTCCGGCCGTGCCGGTAACGCCTTTTATGGGCGAGGAAGGTCTGGACGTCACGCCTACTCCGCCGAAAGTCCAGCGCGCTTTAGGTTACAAGTTTGTGCCGGTAGCGCCGGCGGTTCAGCCTGCTGAAGTGATTGGGGCGCCGCCCAAGGTGCAGCCAGCGCAACCGATTACGACGAACCCCGATGGGTCCGATCTTCCGCAACGGGTGCAAGCTGTTGGCAATAATGATCCTGCCGCCTTTATCGTTCATCACACCAGCGGACGCGGCACGGTTGACGGTGTCGTATCGACATTAAAAGAGCGCGGTCTTGGCGTTCAGTACGTGATGGACCGCGACGGTAACATCTTCCAAACGGGTGGGCCGGGTGCGCAAAACATTCTGGCTGGCTGGGGACCAAAAGGCACCGGTCTCTCAAACCAAAATATCGTCGGCATGGAGATCATCGCCAAGGACGATAAGGATGTGACACCGGCCCAAAAACAGGCATTCGCCCAGTTCATCGCGGCACGTTACCCGAATACGCCGCTTTACGGTCACGGTGAAGTTAATCCTGGCCACAAGGAAGCGGACGAAGGTTTGTCGGCTAAAACTGCGGCATTGGCCTATCGGGATCAATTAAGCTCTGGGCAAGTGGTTGGAACGCCAGGAGCGGCGCCGCAGGCCCAACCGGTGACCAAGCAGGCTAATGGGCTCTACCAGTCTGAAAAACCCCAGGATTTCCTCTCCGGCAAGGCGACAACTTTTGCGACCCCAGAAGATATTGCTAGCGGAGCCGATAACGGGGTAGGCGCGCCACGCCTGGGTAAACTTGATACGACGAGCGTGGCCGGGGTAGCGATCCCCGAAGAAGCTTTACGGGCCAAGTACGGCAACAATTATGCGGCTTGGCGCACGGCCCGGGTTGATGTGGTCGATCCGCAGACCGGTAAACGCTTAAGGGTACCGATAGTTGATCTGGGGCCGCGGGGCGATATGACGGCGATCACCGACATGACGCCGACTCTGAGCAGCTATTTCGGCGGCGACAAGAACCTGATGGTCAAGCTGGTGGATAACGCCGGCCCGGATGTGACCAAGAATCCGCAACTCTGGGCCGATGAACAAGCGGCAATTCGCCAAGGATTTGATTCCAGTACGTTGCAGCCCGGGGTGCAGAAGATTGTGCCGAAGCTGGGGTACACTTTCAAGCCGGTTGTACCCAGCGCAGAAGGCGCAGCACGCCAGCAAGCCGACGCATTTAACCAGCAGAATTTCCGGGCTACGATTGCGCAGTTACCCGAACAAAACCAATCGTTGCCGGCATTAATCAATCGCTTAGATCAACCGATTGAAGGCGTTCCGGATGCAATGCGCCGAAATTACCAGCAAGCGGTCAAAGATGAAGCTACCAAGTACGCCCAGGATTATTACGGGATCAAAGATCCAAAGGAAGCTTTGGCCAAGATTATGTCATCGCCAGACGCCGGCACTTTCTTTGGCGAGATAAAGGATAAAGCTCTTCCGTACCTCAATCAGGCGGTTACGGCATTTAACCAGTCGGCGGTCACTATCGATCAGAACCGGCTCGATATGCTGGCTAAAGCCCTTCATCCCGAAGCCACCATAGAAGGACGCAAAGCGTTCATTAATTCGATTACGTCAATTCAAGATGAGCCGACACGCGCAGCGACGATCAATCATTTGATCGGGACTCTGGATCCGAACAATCCGGCGCTAGCAGCGTTGAACCCGGTTGACATAGCCGACAGCGCCAGCCGCATGGCGAACCCGGAGTATCAAAAACGCCAGCAGGCAGAGATCGCGCGCCAGGTTGAAGTCAACACGAAGGCGTTGCGGCCTGATCCGCGGTTGCAGGGTACGGCCGCGGGCTGGTGGGCTGACCAGTTTGCGCAGCTCCCCAAAAACGTTATCGAGGGTGTTACCGGGCCAATTGGTCAGTCATTGATGCTTTCTGAAATTTATCAGGGCACAGTTGCGCGGCTTCGCCAAGACAATCCTGGCATGAGCGAGGATGAACTGAAGGCCAGGGCGGCAGGCAGCACCATGGCGCAGATCGTGCCGGCGGAAGTTTTGAATCGATTGGCCGGCGGCAAACTTGGGGGTTTGACCGGTGCAATTGAAAACCCGGTTCAACGAATCGGGTTAAGCGCTTTAGCGCATCTTGGCATAGGCGGCACGGCAGGAGCCGCGCAGCAGATTGGGATTAACGTTGCCGAAGGTAGACCCACCGCCGAAGGAGTATTGCAAGCTGCTGGGGCGGGAGCGGTGCAAGCTGTGCCAGGAGTAGTTGGCGGGGTCGTGCATGGCGCTCGAGAACCTGGCGTCCGGCCTGAGGGAATTAAACCGGCTCCGAAAGATGAGGCGGTGCAGCCGCCGTTGGTTACCACTGAAGAGCCCCAGTTAACTAAGCGTCCATTATCGGCGATCGATGTCCTGGGACCTGAACCGCCTCGAAACATTGCACCAGAGCAAGCCGATGACGTTCTGAAGGTTGTGGCCCATAATGTGTTCCCGGATCTTAATGATTATGAAGCTAAGCAAGTGGCTGATCGGATGGCCGCTTTGACGGCGAGAAATCTTGAGACTGATCGGTTCAGGTACGAGTTGGAACGTTTCTTGCCCCAAGGCCTGCCCTATTCATTTGGCTCCACAACGCGCTTAATGCAGTCTTACAGGGCTTTCCAGGATGGACCAACGGTTTACACGGCATTAGAGCTGCAACGCGCCCAGGATGCGTTTAACGCGGTTCGTAACCCGCAGGTCAGAGCGCCCGGAGCGTTAAAGCTGCCCATCATGTGGCGCGAGGTCGAGGCGCGGATACCGGAAGAACAACCTCCGTCAGCACCAGTTGAAGGAGGAACGACTTTCACTACTGCCAAAGGTTCGACCTACGTTCTTCATGATGACGGAACAACGACCCGCAATAAAGCTTATCACCCCGAGCACGGCGTAGCTGATCAAGGTCTTCAGCCACGTTCCGAACAGACATTTTTCGTTACTCCAGAGGATGCCCAAAAGCTTGCGGAGTTCCAAGCGCGTGGGGGCCCAAAGACTATTATTGCACCTTTGGGTGATGGTCGTTTTGGCCTCAAATACGTGGAAGGACCAGATGCAGGCAAATTTGAGCGCAGAACTGTAGTAAACGGACGCACTGCGCCAGAGGTCGGGTTGATGCCAGTCGAAATGTGGCAAGGCGGCAGTAAGGTTCATTTCGGGAATGAGATTACCGATGTAACTCGTCCGCCGGCTCGAGCGGTCACTCAGGAAGATGTAGCGCGGCGCGCTTATGAGATCTACGACGAACGTACCAAAAATGGCGAGCCTGGCACCGCGCTAGATGATTGGGCTCAAGCCCAAAGAGAACTCAGCCAGGCGACTGAGCCGGTTTTACCGGGGACCATGAGCGAGGCTGAACCCATAACTAGCGCTATTGCCAACCGATATGTTCAAGAACGTATGGCTGCAGGTGAGCTTGGTCAGATTGATCCCAGCCAGGGGCAATCTACCGAGGATATGGTGCAGCAGGGGCTGCAGATGAGCCCGGCGCAAAGGGAGGGGCTGATTGACAATTTCGTAAAAGGTAAAGGCGGCGATCTTGACCAGCAAGGCGCTGCAATCAGGTCGAAGGAAGCGCTCTTGAGTGAGCAGGCCAGAGCCGCTTCCAGGGCGGCAACCGCTGATCCGACTAATCCGCAACTACAAGCTCAAGCTAGGGCCGCAGCGGATGCAGTGACCGCTTTTCACAATGGGCCGATCAAGAAATTTAAACAGGTCTGGAGCGATTCGGGTAGAGCCCTGCAACGGGAGATTCCACTTGATTACACCACTTTTAACGGAATGAAGGAAGCCTATCTAAAGGGCAACAATAAAGAAGCGCCGGCTAATCTTGAACCCAAATTAAAGCAAATGGCTGATGTGGTAAGCAAAACCGCGGATGCCGAACGCGTGGCGCTGAACAATTTGGGCAAAGAGATTGGAAAAGAGATTCAGGGAAAAGTTATGCCGGCTGACGATCAGATCCGTACCCGGCTAATGGAAATCATGAAAGATCTTCCCTGCCCTGGGGGTGCGTCATGAGCTGCTACTCCGGACCAAACCCTATCGGTAAGCTGACCGATCGGGAGCGCCTGGCGATGTGGAAATGGGTCAAGGAGAACGCCATCGATCATGGCATGCCTATTGAGCAGGTTCGCGAAACGTTCAATAACCACTACTTCGGGGGAGCCGCTAAAGAACCGTGGCTCAACGAATTTCTGGCAGCTCGGAAAACGCCTTTTAAACGAGCCAGTGACGCGGCCTGGGCTGCGCAAGCCAATCGGCGCAATATCCAGTCGCAAGCCAAGCAGCTAGTTAAAAACCAGAATTCCAACATCTTGGCGAAAGCCGCGGATATGGTAATCGCTGGTCCAAGGTACGTTACACTTGGTGGCGGCTTTCACTTTGCCGCGTTCCCGTTTACACACGGGGGCGCGTTAACGCTTAATCCGCTCAGGTGGAAAGCGTTCGGCCGGTTGGTCTTTAATACGTGGAGGAACGCTTTCAATAAAGGCGAGGCTGAAATACTGAGGGACACAATGGCCAGGGATCCGCGCTTTACGTTGGCCCAAAGAAGCAAACTGGACTTCAGCACGCACGGTAACGAGAGCGGAGGCGGAAAAATAAACGACCGAGCCTGGGCTGCCTTGGTTGAAACCAGATTCCGTTTATGGCAAGCAGCGATGGACCGGCATACTAAGCCGGGGATGTCGACTGCGGATATCGATTCGCTTGGCACCCAACTGGCGCTCTGGGCCAATCACGCTACGGGAAGTGGAGAAGGTGTGTTTACTGCCAGTCGCTACCTTTCCAAAGCTTTTTTCGGGCCGAAACTTACGCAGTCCTACTGGAACCGGTTAGTTGGTGACCCGCTCAAAACGATATCTACTTGGGTTAATTGGAGTAAAGCGACTCCAGGCGAAAAAGCGGTGGCCCAGCAACGGCTGCAAGGTGCCGTGGCAGCTGCAGTCACCTATTCGGGGATGCTGTATGCTAACCAGGCAATGTTGGCGGCGACAGGCCAGAAAGATCAGATCAACTGGAACGATCCGTCCAAGAGTGATTGGCTGGCGTTTAAAGGTTGGGGTTTTCGCTGGGGGATTCCAGGAGCAATGCATGCCGAGATTAAACTTATCGGCCAGATCATAGCTGCCCAAAACATGACGCCCGAAGACCTGGCCGCGCAAGGCATGCAGGTTGGAAAGGGGGGGGGTTCTCCGGCTAAATTACAGTCTCTCAGGGATGCATACCGGCTGCGCCAGATTGAGGACTATTTTTTGAACAAAGCTACCCCGGCTATAAAATTAGGGCAGGAACTGTGGACCGGAAAAGGTTTCCCAGAGCGTCCGTTACCTTGGAACATGGCGAAACAAACGCCGGCGGAGGCGGCTAAGCATCCGCGTATGTCCTGGGGGGAATACGCCTGGAGTCATGCCCCGATTCCGCTGGAGTCCGGGGCTCAGTACGTTTTCGAACAGTTGCGTAAAGCCGGGATGAGTGTTGGAGACGCTTCGATGTGGATACGGGCTGCCGTGGTCAGCGCTATTTCCTTTGCGGCGGGCGAGGGACCAAAAGCGGTTAAGGACTCTACGCCGCATCGGACCCGGTACGGGCATGCGCAGGTCGGGCGTTAAGGATAATCGACGTCAGGTGGTTCAGGTTCAGGAGGAGGCTCTATTTCGTCTCGCTCGTTCTGGAGAGCGTCCATTGCTGCGTCTATTTTAGAGAGGCGTTCGGCCTTAATCTTTTCTTCCGCTGTGAGAGGTTTATCTGGAGTGGGATGTGGATTCATAAAGCCGAAAATCCATATCGAAAGCACTATAGGGCTTACTATCAGGCAGATTTTCGTATAGAGCTCCGATTCTTCCCAGCAGTATTGTATCGGACCTCTGTTATCGCGTGGCACAGATGATTGCGATCGCACATTGAGTCTAGCATTGAGTGCGGCGAACTTGGCGCTCGCGACAGCACGCTCATGTGGATTGTTATTACGAGCAGGATCGGCAAGCCGTGATAGCTTGTCGAGCTTAAGCTCGGCCATTCTTCGCGCAAGCCATCGGTTATAGCATTCTTGTTGAATTGTAGTCTCGTTTTGCATTGAAAGAAAAAAGCCGGTTCTTTGAGGTGAACCGGTAAGATCCTGGCAGACTCACTTTTTACTGCGCGCTGCCTGCGCCGTGCGGTCGTTGCTTTCCTATCTCGTGACGCGCGAGATTGTTTAAAGACTAGCTAACTGTTACGACCCGACTTTGCTGAACTTTAGTTTTGACGTGCGGGACTTCCCATAAACCTATTTTCCTTTGGTGCTTTCGGAAAAGGTTCCAGTATTCTTTATCCGGTGTTATTAATCGTTTAGTTTTCACTATTTAAGGAGTGCAAACGTTGTTCCAATTGTCCGGCAATTTTACCAAAGTAGCCCGAGGCGCCTGTGGCGGGGTGGGACTGACACCATAGATTGCTTGGTGGATGATTTCCTGATTACGCAGCGTTTCCTGTCGTTGCCGCAGGGTGGTTGGTTTAATCAATGCCAGCAAGCAGATAAGCGCTAGACCGGTCAACGCAAAAGCGCCGATTGCGAGGCTTCGCTTGATCCACTGGAAGCGACGGCGGCGGTAACGGTGCAGGATTTTATCCGGCAGTACGGTGTCGTAGTTCATTTACTTATGAGTTATCAAGGACACCATGATTTGAATTAATCCGGTTGCGACCGGCAGCCAAATAAGCAGCTTAATTCGCTGCAGTTGCTCACGGATATCAACGCGCATTTCCCGCAGTTCAAGGCGCAGTTCGCGCATCGCGGTTTGCAGTTCTTCGTGTACTTGCTCAGGCGTCATGAAAAATATTACTGTTTAATATTGCTTCGACCGGCGACGAAGGAAATTAAATTCTTCCCCTTGCGGAGATTTTCAATTGCCAAAAGGGCTTTGAGATTCGTCCAATGGAAGCAGCGTTTTTGCTGCTCAGGATCTCTCAGGTCAAAACTGGAGCAAGGTCGGATATGGTCGATATGCCAGACTGGCCCATAATTATTCCAAGCCATTCCTTCCACGAATTGACCTTCTAAGTACGTCATGAACTCAGGAATCGTGCAGCCAAGAAGATCAATAATGCGACCGCCATTGGCTTGACCGGCTTTTACAAGTTCATTGAGCCGATTACTTAAGGAAGTGCGCAGCTTATATTGGAGATTCGTTTGATAACGGATCGAGCTTTTCGGTCGATCATTTACAGTGATTTTTTTGCCTTTCATTAAACATGTTTGGCGTCGTTCACGTGCTGCAGAACGGTTAAGTCTTCTCAGAAGATTGTATCTTTCAAAGCCGTTGAGTTTCTCAATTGCTGCCATGATTGATTCGATATTTGCTTCGATTTCCAATTCTTTAAGCGCGTTGATTCTGGGCAACATTTGGATTGCTTCATTTGCTTGTTCCTCCGTTTCAAAGAATCTGCATTCGCGTTTCCCTGTTCCAGTCAACCGTGGAGGAATAATAATCCTCCAATGAAGATTCCTGTGGCCTTGAATAAATATGACTTTCATTGACTTTTCCCTCAAATAGCTTTACGGAAAAGTTCAGTATCAGTTCAGGAAAATTTTGGTTTTTTAATTTTTCCTCGGGAGATTGCAAAATGAAGTACGCTCTTTGGAGGCGTTATTCATGGTTCGAATCCATGCGCGGTAGTTTCCCTCAGGAATGGCTCTAGTAAAGGATCTCCGAAGGCGCTACTCTTGGAATTTCAACCCTTCCCATGCGAGACAAATAGTGACAAAAACGTCAAAAAATATCTAGATTTGTTCAGTAAATGAACTAGATAACGCCGTACTGAACTTTTAGAAGGTAATCGAATGAAGGTAACCAAAGACAAACAATCGGGAAAATATCGCATTATCATTCCGCCAAAATGGAGCGGGACGGCTAAAAGGCAGGTCCGGTTTTTTGATTCAAAGAGCACGGCGGAAGCCAAAGCAACAGAAATCACCCGTAACCGTGGGATCGATCCAGCAGAAGATTTGAGCGATGATGCTTTGGCCTTTTTACAATTGGTCAAAACGGATTACGCTGGCGACTTTAATAAGGCGCTTGAATCTTTGAGTCAGCATCGGCGAATGATGGCAACACTCAAAAAGCCAAGTGCAACCATTCACGAGGCTTGTCTGGCCTTTCAGGCGCATCAAGAGGATACTGGAAAGCACCCAGTGACCCGAAGAAAATATCGTTCAACCCTGAACCGTTTTTGTATCGACGTAAGTCCGAAGTTGCCAATCGTCGAGGTGACCGAAGAAATGATCACCGATGTTTATTTTAAGCGATTTAAGACCAGTGGCACCCGTAAATCGCAATGGTCGAATCTGCACGCCTTTTTCAAGTGGGCAATGAAAAAGGGGTATGTCAGTTCTCATCCTTTGGCCAATGCCGAACGCCTGGATAAATGGAAATCGAAAAAAGGTTTTCTCGCGGTCGAGGATTTCCGGCGAATTTTATTCGCTTGTGCCGAAAGATTTCCGCGACTTCTTCCCTATTTTGTGCTCGGTGGCTTGGCCGGGTTACGTCGATGCGAGCTAATTTCATCACAGCCAATAGAACAAGATCCGCGGATCGAATGGCGCGACGTTGATTTCAAAAACGGCAAGATCCGGATTCGGCACGAGGTTGCCAAGGAGACGCTTGCGGACGATCGTCGGCGAACGATTCCGCTTGAGCCAGCAGCTCGCGAATGGTTGCAATTGGTCTCTAAGAGCGAAGGACCGGTCATTGCTATTTCACAATCGACCCTACAACGCGAGAAGGCCGTTTTGCTTGATGAGCTTGGCCTCAAGGTGCCAGAGAATGCCCTGCGCAATTCCTATGCGTCCTATGGAGCTTCTTTCCGTTCTCTGGGTGATGTAGCTCGGGCATTGGGCGATACCGAGGTCACTGCGAAACGGTACTACGTTGATGTAGGCATTGACGACCCCGAACTCGGCCGCGCTTGGTTCTCGATCCGGCCGGACTCAGCACGCAAGATTGTGCCGATGGTGGCTTAGTTCTCGCCAGAAATCATTTCTTTGGCCGTTTAGTCTTTGGCTTAGTTTTGTTTGTTGTTGGCTGTTCGGTCTCGGAATAATCGACCAGCCATTTAGGAACAAAGCCTTGTTGAACAGATTCGTGAAGATTGCGGATCGCCGCGCGCACGATCACGGATTTATTTATCTCATCGTCCGGCTTTCTGCCCAGAAGTTTGCTGGCGATCGGCGTATCCTTTCGAAAATTTTCCCGATCTTCTTCGGTAACCTTAAATGTCATCTTCACGTCGACCTTCATTCGCCCTAAAGTCGTTCGTACCAAAGTAATACGAAAGGGGTTTTAGGGCCATATATGGTATGTACAAGTATGTCGTCCATACGCTGGCTGGACGCAAAAGAAAAATTTTGTGCAAATTACCTAGTTTTTTCTTGCGATTGTGAGAAATGCGTCACTTAATGGCTGGTGTGCCGGTTAGCGATAACAGGAGGTTAGACTATGGGAAACAGATTCTCAGTTCACCCGAAAAGCATGCGTTCTCCGCCATCGGGAGCTTTCCCATAAAAGGAAACGGCCAGATGTATCAGATCCGGCCGCTTCAAGCTTAGCGCTGTATTGCAACTCCAAACTTACGCCGAAT